AGGATATATGCCGAGAAACCTTTTGGCAATAGTATCAAGACATCTGAAAAGATGAAAGTTTATTTAGAGTCTGATGATGAAGTCATCAACCTAGAAGCGAAAATTAAATACCTAGATCAAATGCTCTATTGGTTGGATCAGGTAATGAAACAAATATCAAACAGAGGGTTCCAAGTCAAGAGTGCTATTGAGTGGGAGAAATTTATTAATGGACAGTAATGGCACTTCTCTCTATAAAAAAGAAGAACGAAGTTTACGTTAGTATAAAGACGGATGAAGAATACATCCATCGTGAACTAGCAGACTACTTCTCATTTGAAGTACCAGAAGCAAAGTTCCTAAAAAGAAATCCCAGATATAAGTACTGGGATGGAACTATACGTTTGTATTCTCCTGCTACTGGAGATTTACCAGCAGGTCTATACAATAAATTATTAGGTTTTGTACAAGAGCGTGACTACCAACTCGAAGTAGAAAAGGATGAGTGGTATGGTGACATAAGAGAAGTGAATCAGTTTGTATCGCTACAAGCTGTCAAAGTATTCATGGATAAGATCTCTAAGGTTAAACCTAGAGACTACCAATACAGAGCAGTGCATGAAGCGTTAAGAACTAATCGTAAGTTACTTCTTTCTCCTACTGGATCTGGAAAGTCTCTTATGATCTACGCCATAGTCAGATACTACTGCGCCACCGCAAAGAAGATACTTATAATCGTCCCAACTACTTCCCTTGTGGAGCAAATGGTCAACGACTTCATTGATTATGGTTGGGACGCGGATGCTCATGTTCATAAAATATATGGTGGAAAGGATAAGAATACTGATAAGCCCGTTATCATATCGACTTGGCAATCTATTTACAAATTCCCTAAAAGATACTTCGATGATATAGACTGTGTTATAGGTGATGAAGCTCACCTGTTTAAGTCTAAGTCATTGACAGGAATAATGACGAAACTTCACAATGCGAAATATAGATTCGGTTTTACTGGTACACTAGATGGTAGTAAAACTCACAAGTGGGTATTGGAAGGACTTTTTGGTTCTTGTGATAGGGTAACAAAGACTGATGATTTAATCAAGTCTGGCTACCTATCAAATTTTAGAATCAAGATATTACTATGCGATCATGAACCCCAGATGTTTGAATCTTTTCATGATGAGATAGATTATTTGGTTAATCATACATCCAGAAATAATTTAATTAAAAATCTGGTAAGGGATCTAGATGGTAATACCCTAGTGCTATTTAACTATGTAGAGAAACACGGTGAACCACTTTTTGAATTAATAAATAATTCTGTAACATCTCCGCGGAAAACATTCTTTGTACACGGAGGAGTTGATGTGGAGGACCGAGAGGAAGTCCGTAAAATAACAGAGGAAGAAGACAATGCCGTTATTGTTGCGTCGTATGGGACTTTTAGTACTGGTATTAATATTAAGCGATTACATAACATCGTCTTCGCGTCGCCGTCCAAATCCAGAATACGAAATCTTCAGTCAATAGGTAGAGTACTAAGGAAAGGAGAAGGTAAAGATATGGCAACACTCTATGATATCGCTGATGATATCGGGGGTCAGAATTATACTCTAAAGCATCTCAATGAAAGAGTTAACATCTATAATGACGAGAATTTTAAATATGAGGTTGTACGAATTAGTTTAAGAAATGGATAAAAAAGATCTTACTGTAGCTGAAGAAGAGTTCATTGGAACTCTCAAGCTTATATCATCTGAAGAAATAATATCTACTGTATGTTATCTCCCTGATGAAGATAAGGTTCTTTTACAAAGCCCATTACAAGTAGAAACTGCTCGTACTAGAAAAGGTAACTTAGAAGTTGCAGGGTTCTCCCTCAAGGAATGGGTTGCTGCTTCTTTTGATGACATGTATATTATTAATAGAAATCATATTATTACTGTTACAGAAACAGATGATACTATTAAAACTTTTTATAAACAAACCTTACAACGTATAGCATCAGGTAAAGGAGCTCAACATGGTCAAAAACTTTCGCGTTCTTCAGGTTACTTAGGTTCCATCAAGGAAACCAAAATGAACTTAGAAAATATCTATAAAAAAAGCTAAGCTAGATCTTCCCTTCAACCCTTGACAGAGTTAGTCTACTGCGTTTGTGGACATGTGTCAAGCCCCCTTTACAAAATTGGTTTCGAGTGCTATACTTTGTACAGGTTTAAATTCACACATGGCTGTAAAAATGGCAAGAAAGAAAACCGAGTACTACGTCAATAACAAGGAGTTTCTTGCAAACGTTATACAGTTGCGAGATTATTTTCTGGAAGGAAAAAACTTAGGTCACGAGACTCATATAGAATCTATTAGACATTTTAGATTTCATAAGGATCGCAGGACTTCGGTACAATTTAAAAGATGTTATGAATACTTGGGTAGTTGTTTCTCAAAGATCGCTACACACCTATCATATAAACCAAACTTTGTAAACTATATGTTTAGGGATGATATGATATCTGATGGTATTGAAAATTGTATTCAATATATTTTAAATTTTGATCCTGAGAAATCTAAGAATCCATTTGCTTATTTTACTCAAATAATATATTATGCTTTCTTGAGACGTATTCAAAAAGAAAAGAAGCAACTAGAAATTAAAAATAAAATTCTAGAGAAGTCAGGATTTGATGAAGTTATGCACACTGATAGACATTCTGGTAATATGTCAGGTATGAATGCTTCACATTCTGATATGGGTAGTATTAAAGAAAACATTGAAACTAAAATGAACCGATGATTGAAGATGATTTGCCTGAACATATAAATGATCTTTGGGAGGATATGGATCGTCTCAATGCATTATATGAAGAACTCATGTGGGAACATGATGTTGAATTAGAATTTAAAGCAGACTATGAAAACAATCGTATTATTATAAAACCTTATGAATGTCCTTGAAGTACAACTTGCAGTAGTCAAAAAACTGAGAGAGTTGTATCCTAATAATAAAGCAGTATATACTATCAATACTAAATGGATAAACTTTTAAATCTATTAAAAGAAAAAGCATATCGTAAAGGAGAGTTCAAGTTATCATCTGGCAAGACCAGTGAACACTATGTTAATTGTAAACCTGTTATCTTATCTGGTGAGGGATTACAGTTAACATCAGCGGCTCTTCTTAAGGTTATTAAGACTAAGGTAGTAGGAGGTTTAACTCTTGGTGCTGATCCTTTAGTATGTGGTTGTGCAGTTCTAGGTGGTCTTGATGCTATGATAGTACGTAAGGAACCTAAAGGACATGGGACTTCTGCATGGGTAGAAGGACCACCACATCCAGTGGACACTGAAATAACTGTCCTAGAGGATGTAATTACTACAGGAGGATCTGCTATACTGGCAGTGAATAAATTGAGAGATGCTGGTTATTATGTTAAGGAAGTAGTTACTATTATTGATAGGAAGGAGCATGATCCTTTTACTTTTTTGGATAATGAATTGGAGTTGATTAGTTTGTACACACTAAATCAGTTAGTATGAAGATAGCAGTAATTACCGATCAACATTTAGATGGACGTAAGGGCTCTCTTCCGTTCTGGAATTTCTTCCAAAAATTTTATGATGAAATATTTTTCCCAACTCTTGAGCGAGAGGGTATCACCACTGTCTTTGATTTGGGTGACACATTTGATAATAGAAAGTCTTTGGACTTTAATACTTTTGCTCGTATTAAAGAGCATTATTTTGACAGACTTAGAAAGTATGATGTATACATGATTCTAGGGAATCATACGACATACTATAAGAATAGTAGTCATATTAATTCCCCTGAGTTATTGTTAGAACAGTATGACAATATTAGAATATTCAGTGAACCTTATGAATGTTCATTTGGTAGTAAGAATTTTCTACTGTTGCCATGGATTAATCATGCCAATACAGAAATATCAGATAAGTTTTTAGAAACTAGTAACGCTGATATATGCTGTGGTCATTTAGAAATTGATGGGTTTGAAGTAACACCTGGAATGAGATTTGATCATGGTGGATTTAAACCATCTAAATTTAAAAGGTTTGATCGAGTATGGTCTGGTCATTTTCATCATAGATCAAAGAAAGGAAACATCCAGTACTTAGGTAATCCATACCAGATGTTCTGGAATGATTATAAGGATCAAAGAGGATTCCATATCTATGATACGGAAACTGATAAACTTAAGTTCATTAAGAATCCATTTGAAATATTTGAAAAAGTATTCTATAATGATACAGAGCATGACTATAATAAACTTGATGCTTCTTTCTATAAGAATAAGTTTATCAAAATTATTGTAGAAGAAAAGCAAAACTATCAGATGTTTGAAACTCTGGTAGATCGTCTTTATAATGCAGGAGTGTATGATGTTAAAATCGTAGAGACTCTTGTCAGTGAAGATGATAAACAAGATCTAGAAGTATCTACTAAAGATACTCTTACTTTACTCAATGAATATATTGATGAGGTAGAGATAGCAGTAGATAAATCAGACCTAAAGAAACTAATGAGATCCCTATATATTGAAAGTTGTGAGGTAGTTTAATGTTTATTGTCACCCTAGAGGATCAACCAGAAGGGGTATTCTCTGTGTGGTCAGACAGTAATCCAAAACAAAGGATCGTTCCATTGTTTCAAGTTGCTGATGATGCCGAGAGGTATTGTTATCAATTGGATAATGATCCAGACTATCCACCTATGCAAGTATTAGAGATTGAAGACCATGTTATAATAGGAGCATGTCAGGAGCGAGGACAATTATTTACCATCGTATCTCCCGATGACCTATTAGTACCACCTATAGATGTTGCCACTGATAAATGATTCTTTTTAAAAAAGTTCGCTGGAAGAATTTCCTATCAACAGGGAATGTATTTTCAGACGTTGATTTGATGCGTTCTAGAACAAATTTAATTGTTGGCACTAATGGTGCTGGTAAGTCAACCATCTTAGATGCGTTGACCTTTTCTTTGTTTGGTAGACCATTCAGAAAAATTAGTAAGAGTATGTTGGTTAATAGTATCAACGAGAAAGATACTGTAGTTGAAATAGAATTTAGTATTGGTAAGAATGAATATAAAATCCATAGGGGTATTAAACCTAATAAGTTTGAGATCTATTGCAATGGAGAGCAATGGGATGAAGATGCTAAAGCAGTAGATCAACAGAAGAATCTGGAACAGAATGTATTGAAGATGAACTATAAGTCCTTTACACAGATTGTAGTGTTAGGATCCAGTACCTTTGTTCCTTTTATGAAGCTTTCTATTCCTCAACGTAGAGAGATCATTGAGGATATACTTGACATCCAAGTGTTCTCTATTATGAATCAGAGATTGAAGGATAAGGTTAGAGAGAATAATGAAGAGATTAAAGATTTAGATTATCAAGTACATCTTTTGGAAGAGAAGATAGATCTTCAGAAGAAGTATATGTTTGATATGGAGAAAAGAAATAAAGAGGAAGTGGATAAGAAGAGTGAGAAGATAGCATGTTTGATGGAAGATGAGACAATGAATAATGTGGAGATTGAAAGACTAACAAAAGAAGTTGAAGAGTTGTCTGTTCAAATGAAAGAGTTATCAAACTCCAAGACTAAACTTAAGAAGTTAAATAAATTTCTTACTAAGATACAAACAAAATTATCTGTATGTGAAAAAGAGCATGGGTTCTTTAAGGATAATCATGTATGTCCTACATGTACACAGGAATTAAATGAAGAGTTTAGATCTAGTAAGATAAAAGAAGGTGAGGATGAGTTAAATAATTTGAATGCAGGGTTAGATGATCTTGCAATCGCAATTAAAAAAGAAGAGGAAAGAGAAGATGAGTTCACAAAACTATCGCAAGATGTACTTAGCTGCAACTCTTCTATTACTCAAGCGAACTATCAGATTACTACCATACGAAAAGGAATCAGTGATTTAGATAAAGAGATTAAAGAACTAGAAGGATCTAATCCAGATAAGAAAGCAGAGTTTATTAAGTTAGAAGGTCTTATAAAAGATAAGAAAGAATTAAAAACGCAGTTATCTGTTGGCAAGAAAGATAAGGATACCTTATTTGTTGCGTCACAACTCTTAAAAGATAATGGTATTAAGACTAGAATCATCAAGACATACCTTCCTGCGAT